ATTTCCAAAAGAAGCTTGTGGGTTGGTGGTGGTTGTCAAAGGTAGAAGCAAATACATGCCTTGCAGAAACATCCATGAAAAGCCAGAATATTTCTTCTATGTATCTCCCGAAGACTTCGTAAAAGCTGAAAGTATTGGAGAGATTGTTGCAGTTGTTCACTCACACCCTATTACATCGAGTAAGCCCAGTGTTGAAGATGAAGTTGGCCAAGCGGAAGATGAAATTCCTTGGCTGATTTATAGTGTAAAAGACGATACATTCACAGAGTTTTCTGACTGCACAAAGCCACCATTGTATGGTAGGCAATATATCCATGGCTCTCTGGATTGTTTGAGTTTCGTTCGTGACTTCTACCTACAAGAGATGAAAATCTTCATTAACAACTACCACAGAGATGATGAATGGTGGAACAAGGGGCAAAACCTTTATCTTGATAATTACGAAGTCGAAGGTTTTTATGTTATCAAAGATATGTCTGAAATGCAATATGGGGATTTGCTGCTACTAACAATGCAGAGTAACGTTGTAAATCATGGAGCCATCTATCTCGGTAAGAATAAAGTTGGGCATCATCTGACAAACAGACTGAGCAGTGTTGACATTTATGGTGATTTTCTAAGAAGTAGGACACGTTACATATTGAGGCATAAAGATGCTAAAAAAGATTAAACTATTAGGCCATCTTGGGAAGAAGTTCGGAAGAGAATATTCATTCGATGTTGCATCTCCAGCTGAAGCCGTAAAAGCCCTTTGCCATCAAGTGAGAGGTTTTAGGGAGTATATGCAAAAAGGTGCGGGTAAAGAGCGTAGATTTAAAATTGTTGTTGGAAAAAATCCACTCACTGATATTGAGAGACAATTTCACATGTGTGTGGATAGTGATATTTCCATCGTCCCTATTGTAAAAGGAGCTGGCGGTTTGGTTGAAACTGTAACGGGATGGTGGATGACGCTCGCCAACATTGCTTATGAAGTATTTTCAAACACATTGGCAGGTAGGCTTCTAAATGGAATAATGGAACCTAAAAAAGCCGATTCTCCCGTTGAAAGGAACAAGAATGACGACAGGAGCTATTTGTTTAACGGTGCTGTTAACACTACTCAACAAGGTCAACCAATTCCAATCGGGTATGGGAGAATGAAGATCGGTAGTCAGGTGGTAAGCGCATCTCTGTCTACAACACAAATTGCAATTTAACACGGGAAGGAATTTATGGCAACATTTATTGCCGGAGCTGGCGGCGGTGGCAAAGGAGGTGGCGGAAGTGCCCGTGTTGCCGTAGAAGCGCCAAACACACTGAAGTCTAAAAGCTATGCCAAGATTGTAGAGGTGTTGTGCGAAGGGGAAATTGAAGGATTGGCCGAGGGTATGCAAAGCATTTTCCTTGAGAACACCCCACTCCAGAATGCTGACGGAACATTCAATTTTGAGGATATTGTTGTTGAGACAAGAGAGGGTACTCTTGCTCAAGGTATTACAAAGATTGGTACAACAACAGAATCAACAGCTTCAATCGGCACAGAGATTAAGCAAACAACGCCTGTTCTACACACCATCAGCAATTCTGATGTTGACAGGGCAAGAGTTGCGATCCGCGTACCAGCCCTCACCAGTCAGAACACATCTAACGGAGACCTAAATGGTACGTCTGTAAGTCTTCTTGTGGAATACAACCCCAATGGGGCAGGTTGGATTCAAGCGCCCGTAGGATTCTCTTCTGTCACACTTTCAGCATCGTCCTTCACAGGTGTCACGCTGGCATCTGGAAGTTACGCATTAACATCTGCATCCACCACTGAGTACTATTGCACAGGCAGAGAGGGAAATAATTGTAGAAACGTTACAAAGTATAGCCCATCTACAGCAACACTTCAGTATCAGAAAGATGGCGGGGCTTGGACTACATTCAGAACCTACACATTCACTGGTAAACAAAATCTTCCTTTCTCCTTGCCGGTACTGGAAGCATCTACATACTCAATACGTGCCTTGATGTCAAGTGGTACGGCCTCTCTAACCTATTTGAGCGGAAACAAGACGAGTGGCGAAGTAACTATCTCCGGTAAAACAACAAGCCCGTATGAACGTGAAGTTGAATTTACACTTACCGGAAGTGCACCTTGGCTTATTAGAGTTAGTAGAATCACACCAGACAGTGTTTCAAGCTCTCTACAGAATAAAACATATCTATCTTCTGTTACTTCTATTTTCGAAGAGAAATTCAGATATCCTGCGACAGCTTATGTTGCATTGAGTATTGACGCTGAACAGTTTTCAAGTATTCCATCTAGGGCTTATGATGTAAAGCTTCTCAAAATCAAGATACCAACCAACTATGATCCTATTGCACGCACATACACTGGCGTTTGGGACGGTACTTTCAAGGTTGAATGGAGTGATAACCCTGCTTGGTGTTTCTACGATTTGATTACAAATAAGCGTTACGGTCTTGGAGAAAGAATTGAAGTCTCTCAGGTTGATAAATGGGCATTGTACGATATAGCTCAATATTGTGATGAGCTTGTTGATAATGGAGACGGTGTTCTTGAGCCTAGATTCACTTGCAACGTGCTAATCCAAACAAGAGAGGAAGCTTATAAAGTATTGCAGGACATGGCTTCAATCTTCGCCGGCATCACATACTGGGGTAGTACATCTGATGGATTCCAAGGTATTATCCCTGTACAAGATAAGCCAGAAGAAACAGTTTCCTACATCTTCAACAATAGCGATGTAGTGGATGGTGTTTTTAGCTATCAGACAGCAAATGCTACGACCCAATATAATGCTGTGTATGTCACATACAATGACCCATCCGACGAATACAAGCAGAAGGTGGTGTATGTTGGGGATGATGAGGCAATTTCTCAAGATGAGTTTGTAAATGACACAAGTATTGTAGCTTTCGGGTGTACTTCTAGAGCACAAGCAGTGCGCCTCGGCAGGAGAGTGCTTTTTGCTAACAAGTATGAGAATGACGTAGTTACATTCAGCACAGGTGCAGATGGCGTTGTTCCACAGATTGGTAGCATCATCAAGGTATCTGATGAATTAAGGACAGGGGAGCGGCGCGGTGGCAGGGTTGTTGAGAAAATCTCCAACACATCCATTGAAATCGATTCTCCATTTACCTTCCTGTCTGGGACAGCTTACAAGCTTTCATTCATCAAGTTTGATGCAACTGTGGTCGAAGTGGATGTCACAACAACAGGTACAACTTCCGCAATCGTGGAGTTTACCCCTGCACTTACAGATACCATTGCTAAGAACACACCATTTGTGATTTCTGATGTTGGACTTGAGGCTGAGTTGTTTAAGGTTGTCAGTGTGTCCGAGACAGATCAGCACACATACGCAGTTTCTGCTGTTAAGCACATACCTAACAAGTACGGATATATTGATGACTTAGTTAACCCAACACTGGCTGACACATCTAACCTAACCTTCAGGGAACCTGTTTCCGATGTAACAGCTTCTGAGGTTTTGTATCTAGAAGGCGTATCAATCCGCTCTAAGCTTACAGTTTCGTGGAAACCTGCCAGATTCTCCTCCTCATACAGAGTAACCTATAATGTAAACGATGGCAACAATGTTACATTAGATACACCATACCCTTCTATCGATATTCTAAATACTGAGCAAGGCTTATATGAAATAAGTATTGTCAGTGTTGATATTCTAGGTGGCGTTTCATCCCCATCTGTGAATACTTTTCAGGTATTAGGTAAGTTGTCTCCTCCGGCAGATGTTGAGAATTTCTCTGTAAGTGCATTCGCCAATGCAGCCAATGTTACGTGGAAACTACACCCTGACTTGGATGTAAACATTGGTGGTTTTATAGATATACGTCATACCAGTAAAACCGTAGATTATAAGTGGGAAGATGGTAGCCCCATAGCTACAGTTGCTGGGAATGCAACATCTGCGATTGTACCATTGCTAGCCGGAACATATATGGCAAAGGCACTAGATGCCAGTGGAATCTATTCAACAAATGCAGCTTTTTCTGACTCTAGTTTTGCACAACTACAGCAGTTGAATGTTGTTGTTACAAATCAGCAGCAAACTGATTGGCTGGGGAGTAAAACAAACGTAGCAAAAGTTGGGGATAAGTTAACACTATTGTCTGATGGTACGATTGATGATGTCACGTCATTGATAGACGAATTGGCGTCTATTGACCTGCTAGATTTCTCCGTCCTGTCTTCTGGTGAGTATGAGTTTGATAATTACATAGATATTGGGAGTGTTGCAACTTCTCGTGTTACATCAGCTATTGAGTATTTGGCGTATGACTTAGCAGATCAAATAGACTCCAGAACCACTTTGATTGACGATTGGGTGAGTTTTGATGGCAACGTAATCAATACGTCTTACGTAACACTTTTCATCTCAACAACAGAAGATGACCCTAGCAGCATGTCCGCTGTTTGGACTAGTTGGAGAAGCTTTATTGTTGCCGATTACAAGGCAAGAGGGTTTAGATTCAAGCTTGTATTCACAAATCCTGTCCCCACTAACAATATCGATGTTAGTAGGGCTGAAATCCAAATTGATATGCCTGATCGTGTAGAAGGTCGTGACGACATTGTTTGCCCGATTGGAGGATATTCCGTAGTCTACACAGCTCCATTTTATGTCAAACCTTCTGTTGCAATTAGAGTAGATAATATGCAGCAAGGAGATTGGTGGGAAATCACAAACAACACAGCCTCGGGTTTTGACATTAAATTCAGAGACTCAGGAGGTACTTATGTATCTAGGCAGTTTGATTATATATCAAAAGGCTATGGGTATGTATTCATTTAAAGGATATTTATGTCTCAAACAGCACAAATTGTAATTGCAAACCAAGCAGGTGCTCCATATCGCGCAGCTGTTAACGATATGTTATCTGCACTAAATACGTCTTTTGCAGGAACAACACCCCCTACAGTATCTGAAGCCTACATGAACTGGTTGGACACTTCTGTTACACCTAATGTGCTTAAGAGGAGAAACTCCTCCGACACCGCATGGGAAACACATCCTTTGCAGGCACTGGCTGATGCTAACAAGGTGACAGCGGATGCTGCAATGCCTCGTTCTGGTGGAAACTATACCGGCCCTGCAAACGCCAATAAGGGCGCTGACATTGCTTCTTCTGCTACCACTGACATCTTTTCCGCCACTGGTGAATATGTTGTTGTAACAGGTACGACGACAATTACAGCACTAGGTACGGCGCAGGCAGGTGCTGAAAGAGTTGTCAGATTTTCAGGTGTTCTGACACTCACGCACAACGCAACAAGTTTAATCCTACCAACAGGTGCAAACATTATTACAGCAGTTGGTGATGTTGCTGTGTTCAGAAGTGAAGGTAGTGGTAACACGAGATGTGTCTCTTATACAAGAGCAGATGGTACAGCTTTGGTTGGTCAACGTATGACATTAACTGCCACAGTTGCAACGACTAGTGGGACAGTTGTAGATTTAACTGGCATCCCTAGTTGGGCAAAACGTATCACAATTCTGCCGCACAACGTAAGCACCAACGGTAACAACAACTACCTTCTCCAACTAGGAACATCTTCCGGAGTAGAGAACACTGGTTATAGTGGGTATATCAACTCAATCACAGGTGCTTCTGTTGTTACGGTAGCTTCAACAGCAGGTGTATTGCTTAGTGGTGCAGCAGGTACAGCTACATCCGTAAGTGGTGAGATTAGACTGACCAATCAGTCTGGTAATATCTGGCAGATTACAGGCACTACTATCCGAAACGCAGAGAACACCAACAACATTATTGTCAGCAATAAAACTCTAGCAGCCGTATTGGATAGAGTAAGAATCACCACAACAACAGGTGTCGATACATTTGATGCAGGCAGTGTTTCACTGCTTATTGAGGGCTATTAAT